CTGCTCAAGCATTGCCAGCGTGGTTCCAACCGGCATGTCGGTCTTGCCTTCGCCAACCTGCTGTTCAGACGTGCCGCCAACCCGCATGCCGGTCTGCGCCATATTGTCTACAAGCGCCATCAGCGCCCCAGAAGGTTCCTTGTAGGGCAAAGGCATAATGGCTTGATTTAGTGGCATACCGCCAGTCTTTACCAGCGCCATGCCGCCGGGCGGAACACGGAAAATGTTGGTGTTCTGCCTTGCCCCGGTGTCGGCTAACAAGAAGCCGGGGAAATTGGAGTACATGCCTGCATCAAGAAGCTCACGCCACGCGGCTGTGATGGCGTTGGTCGTGTTGCCTAGGATGTGCAACAGGCCAATGTCATAGAACCCCATGCCGGGGACAAAGGTATACTTCACAAAATTAGAACGTGTTTCCGGCAGTTCGTCTTCCGACTCGTCATAATTGCGGACGATAGACAAAATCTGCTTGGACGAAACATCAATCGTCACACGATACGGAATCTCTAAACCTGAGACTTTGCCGTTCCACTTATGTTCAAAGCCTTTAATGTCTAGCTCGCAATAGCACTCGTAAATCTCGCGGTCCCGGTCTTCAGGGTTCAAGTTCTCCGCTGAGATGCCTTGCTGGTCTTTTTTGGCGCGTTGGAAGCTATCCAGCTTGGGCGCAGACGGCGTAGACAAGTCTACGTCTTTATATACGCCAAGAATCTGGAACCGCTTTACGGTAGACGGCTTCATATAAGTGCGATGCGTAATGCGCTTGGCGTTCTGAAGATCAGTCGCTGCGTTGTTCACGATCAGGTCATTGGCGTCTACGCTCTCGCTAATTGGGCGATTGCGGAGCGGGCAATAGTAAACCTTCTTGAAGGCTGTGCCGCCAAAGCCAAGCATCAACAGCATTCGATCCGTGTCAGGATAGTATTCCGAAGCTGTCGCTGTCAGGTAATGATTGAGATCGCGCTCAAGGGCGGTGGCCAACTGATCCTGCGCCAAGCTACCGTTGTTGCCATCGTCGCGGATTTTTACCGGGCCATCTGTCGGCAGAAGCTCAGACCGCGCATTAGCTTGGAACCGGAGGACTGCCTCAAGCAAAAGGGGATGCCTGACCTTTGACATGCCCTCTACCGGGGCTCCATCAGCGGAACCGCCAAGGCCGGGGATTTCAATCTTAAGACCGAGAAGCTTTATGCCTTGGGTTCGGTCCTCAATCCATTCGGTGCGGCTGCGGATGTCGTCGTCAATTCCCCGGATCAGATCGCTGGAGATAAGGTTAAGCTCTGCGCTATCAATGTCTTCAACAAGATTATGGAACCAATCGTCTTCTTCGTCTTTAGCCCCAACCTTATCAATAGGGTTCCCGTCAATAGATACGCTGATAGAACCATCTGCGTGTTCAATCTGAAGGACGTTGCCTCGCTCATCAATCTCCGGGATATCTTCCCCGCCCTTAATCATTTCAATAATAACATCTACAGGGTCTTGCTCAGGAGCGCCTTCCGGCCCCGGCAACCTAAGATTTGGCATTAACCCCGGAACCATCGCCATATCTAGTCCTCTTTAGAAACAAAAAGGAGCTGCTCTATTTCCTCAACAAAGCGCTTTAGACCGTCTTGTGCGGCTGTTGTATCCGATTTTGCTGCTATATCATAGTGGCGAACATAATCGTGCGGTTCTTCGCCCCAAACCTCAACCTTAAACATACCCATACCGCCAGAAACGGGTTCCCAAACCACATCGACAATAGCTTTTGCTAATACTCGGCCCATAATATCCTCAAGTCTATGTCTGTTTAGTTTACTGCATAAATTATGCGGGGTACAGCAGGACATCTTGTTTATTGCCGGTGAACTTAAGCCCGGCCTCCATGTCAGACGCCCACTCAGAACTCCTGACCAAAAGGCCAAGGTCGCGCATATGCCGGAGAGCCATTGATACGGTGTCCACCAAATCATCGTGTTTCCCTTTAGGAAACTGCCCAACCTGCTGGATAACGGCGTCTGCCCATCGACGCTTGGGGGCATAGATCATTTTCTCCGCAAAGATGTGCTGGACCGAATAAAGCCGGGCCAGCTTATCTTGGCCTTTAGGATCGTAAAGCTGGACTGCAAAGTTTTCATAGCCGTACAGCCGTTTGATTTCCTGAGCTACGGAATGACCGGCGGCTTTATTCTCAATCAGAAGCTTGTCCACTTTAATCTTGCGGCAGGACACGGCTACCTTCTCGACCAGTTCATGCAATTCATACCTGCCTTCCCAAGCGCTCATCAACATAACGCGGGGGTGGCTTTCCGAGAACACACGGTCTGTCTCAACTCCGAGTGTCTTAAGGTTCTGGGCTACAACGTCCCCGGAGAAGACGCCCCATATGGTTAGGGCTGATGGGTCATTCTCGGTCTTGGACGTATATGCCGTATCAAGGCTTGCAACGATCATCGCCATATCGGGGTAGTGCGCGGCTTCCCACGTCTGCCACCAGTCAGCTTTAATAATACCACCGCCTTTAGGTTCTGGCCTTTGCTGTAGTTGACCGGCGGTTGCCCACGGGCCAAGCCTGCGCTCTAGTCCTTTGACTTCTTCTTCACCAAAGCGTTCCGGCCAGAGCAGCATGCCTTCTCTTTTCAACAATTCCCCATGGGCGGCGGAACTGACAGGCACCCGATCCCCGTTGCTCATGACCTTAATGAGCGGCTCACCTTTGTCGTCCAGCCCTCTGGGGTCATTCCATCCAATGCCGGTATAGGTATGGCGTTCCCACTCGTAGCGCATCGGCAGGCAAAGGTGTGTCCAGTCCCCGACATCCTTAGACATGATATGCCCGGTCAGGTCTTCTTCACCCAGCCTCTGCTGGATGACAATGAACGCGCCGGTCTTGGGATCATTCAGGCGGGTAGACAGCGCGGAGTCCCACCACTCGATGGTTGACTGAATTGTGGCTTCCGAGAAAGCTTCCTGTGCGGCGTTTGGGTCATCCACCACAATAATGTTCCCGCCCTCGCCGGTAAGGGCGGACCCTACTGAGGTTGAGAGCCGGGAACCTGACCGATCATTATCAAACCTTGACTTTGTATTCTGATCCCCTGTCAGCTTGAACTTGTCGCCCCACAGGCGCTGATACCACGCGCTCTCAATCATGCGTCGGCATTTGACTGAATCACGCAAGGATAGCTGCTGGGCATAGGAAGCATGGAGGAACTGAACGCCTGCCCCTGACGTAGGGCTGTTCCACTGCGGCGGCTGTAGCCAAACCCAAGCTGGAAAAGCAACTGAGGTCAAAGACGACTTGGCGCAGCGGGGCGGGATATTAACGATGAGCCGTTTAATCTCCCCATCGGCAACGGCCTGCAAATGTTCGGCTACCGCTTCAATGGGCCAACCTTCTGTAAACTCGCTGGAGTCAACGTACTTCCAAGAGTTCTTCAGGAACTTATAAAGGCTATCCTCACAGTCAACCCTGTCCAGATCATCTAGCTGACGGTCGGCATCTATGCGTCTGCCGTTGACATCTATTATCTTACCCACGGCTACTTCCTGCCGTTTCACCAGACGCCAGCTTTCTCCCAAAGGTTACGTTTGAGTCGGCTCGGACATCTTGGTTCCGATACGTCCAGATTTGCCCATTGGATTCCTGAAAGCAGACCCAGAGCAAATCATGCTCTAGCCCATAGTCAATTAGCACATGGGCCATAGCTTTGCCTTTTGGCGTTACGACAGGGAGGGCCGGGTCAAGTTGGAGCATGCGGCTCATTTACTTGCCAGCCTTTGCCGACTTTGTTGCTTTTCTTGCCTTAGCCTTTTTGCCACCTATGCGCCCGGCGGAACTGGCAAGACCTAAATCCCTTGCAAAGGCTCGGTTCTCCGGCTTTACCGCCTTACCGCCCATACTAGCAATAGCTGCCCGCCTCTCAGGCGACATACTAGCAAACCCGCGCTTAGACTTAATCTTTTCCATAATAACCCCCCATAGCTGGCTATCAGCACCTTAACAATAACATATTCCGAAACCTTGTCTAGCTTAAATAGGGGTACCGGAACCTCCTTTCAGGCAGGCTACCGGGTCAAGGGGTAGTACAGGCGCAGGCAAGGGTTGGTAAGGGTTGGTTAAGGTTTGGCTTGTCAAAGTATTAGCTTGACAGTAAGAAAGTGTGATTTTATGGCGCGTGACGTGGAGGAGCTTAACAGTAAGATATTTGTGTTTTATGGCGTATGACGTGGAGGGGGAGGACCAAGACTTAGTCTAGCAGGCTCAGTCCAGCCCTCCCACCCTCTTCCTACAGGGGGAGCCAGACCCCGCGCCGACCCGCCCCTCCCCGTTCACGCCCCGTTCTCGTCCTGTTCCCGCTCCGTGCCGCATTCGTTCGCGTCGTGTTCTATCGTATTGGCTGATTGTAGCGCCGCGCGCAATGCGTCGCGGGCCGATTGCGGTAGAGCGCGGCTGTCTATCAGAACCGATGCAACGGCGAGACTGCCAGACACTTCAAGTGCCTGTTTTTGCTGGCCGTACAGCCTAGGGTTGAGTTTCTCAGAATACCACCGGAGCGTGTCGACTAGCAGACGCGCCGCGCCGACGGTCGGTCCATCGACGGGCGTCCCCGCCTGAATTTGAGCGTACAGCCGCTTGGGGACCTCGAGGCTTTGCGTGAAACAGTGTTCGGCGAGCAGTTCGCGCGCGTGGGCGTAGGCAGCCCCAAACGCAGGCTGCGTCAAAACCCATCGATGCACTGTTGTCCTGCCAATGCCGACAATATCGCAAGCTTCAGTCAAGGTATGGCCATGAACCATCGCGTCCAAGAGCAGGTCAGCCGTCGCTTGATCATAGCCAGTGTGTTTCCTGCCTATGTCTCGCCGTTTTGCTTTAAATGCTGGTAGCACTCTTGTCAGTTCCTCGCGTTTCTGTTTCGACGAGAAATGCCGGACTTTGACTTGTTCAACAAGCTTGGCGGCGTCTTTCATCACATTCCCCAATGTTATCAATGACTTACGAGCCACGTCCCACAATCTGCGAAACGGTGCGTCGTGCTACCTACCTATCAAAAACGACTTGAACGCACCAGTGGCGCTCTAAACCGCCTTAAAATCGATTTGACGATATTAGCCGCGAATTGACACGGATTAGGCGAAATAATTGCGAAACATGTTGCATGATATTGCAGCATGTGATCTAACTACACGTGCCGAACGGTTCGGCGCTAGCTATAGAAAGGGCAACGATCATGACAATGATTTCTGAAAATAACGGCATAGAAACCTACCGGCTCGCCGTGCTTAAAAGTGCGCTACACATGTATGCAAAATTCAAACTTCAGCAAAATAATCGTCACTTAACGCCAACTGCAATGCTCAAGCTTGCAAGCGCCGCAACTGGCAACACGTACAAGCGCGGGGCGCATGCACAAGCCGCGATTGACCTTGCAGCATTGATCGAAAAGAGGAACGCATCATGACACTAATCGCACGCTATCCGTCAAAAAAAG